TATATGCGGGTGATATATGTTTTAATCAATTACAAAGAAACACATCACAAAATGTAGCAATGATGGAATCTTGGACGTTATCTGAAAGAACGTATGAACCTAATAGGTCTCATTATTCATACGGGACAGCGTTTGACCAAGTCGGTGCAATGGGAACGGATTATAATCCCAATTTTGTGGATGTTAAAAGTGTACCGGGTAAAAATCAATATCAAGAATATTCTTGGTTATTTGGACGTTCGAAATAACATTCATAATTATAATAAATTAGTTTATATTATAAAGAAAAGTATTTATATACATGGCAGAACAGAATTTAACAGTCTTTCAGAAATTAACCCAAATGTTTGGGTTTCCTGGTCAAACACCAAAAGAGGAAACTCCATCGTTTAATTTCTCAAAAGATGAATTATTAAAAGCAGATAGTAGAGAAGAGTTTGAGAAAGCGATGCTACAAGCTCAACAATCTCAATACATTTCTGATAAGTGGACTAAATTAGACCAAAATTTATATAATCAATCTGTATATTACGAGCCAAATAGACTTGCAGCATATTATGATTATGAGTCTATGGAATTTACACCTGAAATATCGGCAGCATTAGACATATATGCTGAAGAGTCGACAACTATGTCTGAAAAGGGAGAAATACTTACAATTTATTCTGAATCAGATAGAGTTAAATCAACATTAGATGATTTATTCAACAATAAATTAGATATTAATACTAACCTACAAATGTGGGCTAGAGGAATGTGTAAGTACGGTGATGATTTTGTTTATTTAAAAATTGACCCGGAAAAGGGAGTTGTTGGTTGTCAACAATTACCAAATATTGAAATTGAACGTATTGAGGGAGCATCATCAAAAACACCAACACAAAATGATATAAAAGTCCCAACAAGAGAATTGAGATTCCAATGGAAAAATAAAGATATGGAATTTCAAGCTTGGGAAATTGCACACTTTAGATTATTAGGTGATGATAGAAAGTTACCATACGGTACTTCTATGTTAGATAAAATTAGAAGAATTTGGAAACAACTTTTACTTGCAGAAGATGCGATGTTAATTTACAGAACATCAAGAGCTCCTGAAAGACGTGTATTCAAAGTATTTGTTGGTAATATGGACGATAAGGACATTGAACCGTATGTACAAAAAGTTGCAAATAGATTTAAAAGACAACCTGTTGCGGACCCTCGTAATGGTCAAGTGGATATGAGACATAATCAAATGGCGGTAGACCAAGATTATTTTATTCCAGTTCGTGACCCGTCACAAACAATGCCAATCGAAACATTACCAGGTGCACAGAATTTAGGTGAGATTGCGGATATTGAATATATTCAAAAGAAATTATTAGCAGCACTTCGTATCCCTAAAGCATTTTTAGGATTTGAAGAAGTTGTTGGTGATGGTAAGAGTCTTGCATTAATGGATATTCGTTTCGCAAGAACGATTAACAAGATACAAAAATCATTAATTCAAGAATTAAATAAAGTTGCATTAGTTCATTTATATCTTTTAGGATTAGAAGATGAATTAAACAACTTTCAATTATCATTAACAAATCCATCTCAGCAATCTGATTTATTGAGAATTGAAACATGGAAAGAAAAAGTTACGTTGTACAAAGACGCAACTTCTGACCAATCTCAAATCGGTATTTTACCTGTTTCACATACTTGGGCTAAAAAGAATATTCTTGGTATGAGTGAATCTGAAGTATTATTAGATTTACAACAACAAAGATTAGAACGTGCAATTGGAGCCGAATTGAATGGTACACCAAACATTATAAAACGTTCAGGTGTATTTGATGAGGTTGATTCTAAATACGGTATTCCTGAAGAAGAAAGAAAGAAACTTGAAGCATCGGGAGCTTTAAACGCTGAAGGTGGAGAAATGGGTGGAGGATTAGGTGGAGAATTAGGAGGTGGAGCACCACCACCAACAACGGGTGGAGGAGAAGGACCATTAAGTGAAAGTATATCTGGTTCAAAAAAATCAAAGATTTTAAGTATGTTGGGTGATGATTCTTTAGAATTAAAAGACTTATTTAATATGGAGAAGGCGCAACAGAATATTTATGAGATAGAGACAAAAATAAAAGATATTTTAAACGATTAAAAATGAACAAATTTGGGGTTTTAAAAAGTAAAATGTTAACAAAACTTACTGAATCTTATAACCAAAATAATAAGAAAGAAGTAAAGGACATATTAAACACAATCAAGGAAAATAAAGAATTCAAAGAAATGTACTTGTTCTATGAAGAAATTGAGAACAAATATTTCGAAGATAAAGATATTGCTAAACTGTATGTTGAAGAAGTTAGTTCAATATTAAAAAATCAAACAAAAAATATTTCTGAATTTACAAAGTCATTAGATACCAAAATTGGTAACATTGAAATAAATGAAAATGAACTTTATACTTTATTAGACCAATTATCTGAAAATGATAATTTAAACAATGTTGATAAGAAAGTTATTGCAAAGAAAAAATTAGTAGAACATTTAACAACTAAAAAAGAAATCAAAATTGAAGAGAGTACGACGTATACGTCAAATGAAAATCTTCTACATGCAGTTTTAGCTAACAATTTTAATGTTTTATATAGTAACTCACTTAATGAGGAACAAAAAGAACAATTAAAAAACATTCTTTCAATTTCTAAAGATGATTTAGAAGTTAAAACAATTGAATTAAAAGAATCTATTTTAAATCAAGTAGGTTCAATTTTAAACGAATCGAATGATTCAGATTTAAAAACAAAATTAAATAGTGTAAAAAACGAGGTGGAGGAACTAAAACCATCGAGGTATAATTACTACAGATTAATCGAATTAAAAAATGGTCTTAATTAAGACCATTTTTTATTTGTTGAACATATACCGCTTTTAAAACCTCTTTTCTTCGAGTAACTGAAGGTTTAACAAACTCCTGTCTTTCCCTCAATTTTTGAATTTGTTTAGTTCTTTGAACTTTTTGTTTATAAGTTCTTAAAGCAGATTCAATGTTCTTTTCTTTGGATAAATCGATAATAATCATATAATATAAATATATTTCTAAATATAGAAATTTTTTTTGGTTTTTTAAAACTTTTTGGTTATATTTTATTAACACCATAAAATAAAATGAAATGAACACTTAATGAAAACAGGTAAGTATATTCCACTCGGAACTTACAACAATGTAAAATTTGGTTATGGTACTGTTGATTTTAAAAATCTAAAAACCATTTATATTAAATTAAACTCGTGGTTACAACCCGAAAATGAGACTGATGACTTTGACCAAATAATTTATAGGTCAAGAAGAATTATAAAAGAATTAATTTTTAATTTAAAAAATCCATTATTTAAATCTCAATCTATTGTTGATTTAGACGTTAGAACAAAGGGCATTAAATTGGAAAAGAAATCATTTATGAATCTTGAAATAACTTTATTTGTTGAAAAACAATTCGATGTTAGGTCAAAAGAGGTAAAAGAATTAGTCAATAATATTACCGAAAACGTAATAAATGATTGTTTGACAGATAAAAAACTCTTCAATTTCAACAAATCCAAAAAATAATACCGATATCAATGTATTTATAGGAATAAAACTATAAATGAAGATATTAGGTCCAAACGAAACGGGGAAAGGAATCTTAATTGAATACGACGCAGGACACGTATCCCCCGAAGAAAATAAACACATTTTAAAAGAAGCAAAGGATATGGACTTTTCACAAGACCTTATCCTTTATGCTGTTTTACAAAAATACGACACACCAAATAAGAATGGTAGAATTTATCCTGAAGTAATTCTTAAAAGGGAAAATGACAAATACCAAACTCTTATTAAAAAAGGTGGAGCTCTTAATGAATTAAATCACCCTTCATCATCTCTTATTGATTTAGACCGTGTATCACACTCAATTCTTGAGACGTGGTGGGATGGTAAAATGTTAATGGGTAAAATTAAATTATTCACCTCTCCTGGTTGGAGAAAAATGGGTATTGTATCCACTAAAGGAGACCAAGCGGCAATGTTAATCATGAATGGTGCTACTTTGGGTATTTCATCACGTGGGGTGGGTTCACTTAAAAACATTAAAGGTCAAAACATTGTACAAGAAGATTTTGAATTGGTTTGTTTTGATTTAGTTTCATCCCCATCAACACCTGGAGCATATGTTTTTGCTGACCCATCAGAAAGAGAACAATATCAAGAACAAGTGGAAGAAAAACCAATGGTTGATGATAGAATGAAGAAATTAATGGGGAAATTAGATAATTTTTTATCTAAATAATAAATTTTATAAGGCTCATGATATTAAAATAGGGATTTTTCTTAAATCTACACTATTTATAAGATAATAAAACAAATTTCACAATGACTGAAAAATCAATTTTAGAACAAGCGTTACTTCAAGTTGGAACACTTGAAGAAGCAGTAAAGCAAAATGCAAAAGGTATACTTTCTTCAGTAATGAAGCAAGAACTAAACGATTTGCTAAAAGAATCATTGGAAGAAGAGGAAGAAGTTGCTGAGCAACCAAATCCTGAAGAAGAGGAAGATGATATGTCAGACGAAGAAGAAGTGGCAGCTGATGATGAAGAAGCTGGTGCTGATGATGACGCTGAAAATGAAGATGACCTCGATAACAAAGACATCGATTCGTTAGATTCTGACGAAGCTGGAGATGAAGAAGATGAAATGGGTGATGATGAATTATCCGATTTACCTGAATTACCTGCTAGCGACGAAGGAATGGACGATGAAGACGTAATGGATATGACCGGTGCTTCTGATGAAGAAGTATTAAAAGTTTTCAAAGCTATGAAACCTGAAGATGGTATTGTAGTTAAGAAAGAAGGTGATAACGTTGAGTTTAACGATGGTCAAGACGAATATATCATCAAACTCGATGATGAAGAAGCTGCTGAAGCTCCTGAAATGGCATCAGAACCAGAAATGGATGAGATGTCTGAAGAAGATTTTGGAAATGAAGAATCAATATATGAAATCGAGATAGATGAAGAAGAGGAAGTAGAGGAAGAGGAAGAAGAAGCTCATGAACAAGAAGTTGATGAAGCTGCTAGAACCAAATCCAATCCTCACGGTAACAAAGGTGAAGCTAAAAGAGCTGGTTTACCTAGTAAGAAAAAATATAAAGCAGGTTCTGGTGTTTTCGGTATCAATGAAGAAGTTGAAACATTGAAAAAACAAAATTCAGAATACAAAAAGGCTTTAGTTCTTTTCAAAGAAAAGTTAAACGAAGTGGCTGTTTTCAATGCAAACCTTGCTTATGCAACTCGTTTGTTTACTGAACATTCTACAACAAAACAAGAGAAAATGAATATTTTGAAGAGATTTGATTCAGTTTCTACAATGAATGAGTCTAAAAACTTATTCGAAACAATAAAATCTGAATTAGGTACTAAAAAACCAGTAACCGAATCAGTTGTTGAAAAAATATCTTCAACTCCTCAACCATCATCATCTCAAGAGGTATTAGCTGAAGCGAAAGCATATGAGAATCCTCAATTTAAGAGAATGAAGGATTTGATGAGTAAAATAAAATAATAAATTAAATAAAAACAAAATACAATTTTAAAATGGGAGCATTATTAGAATCAGGTATGGTAGGTAACATCGGTCTTAAGCACCTTCGTGTTATCAAAGAAGATACCATCAAAAAATGGGACGATTTAGGATTCCTTGAGGGTCTTGACGGTCACCAAAAAGATAACATCGCGCAATTATATGAAAACCAAGCGTCTTACTTAATCAACGAAGCAGCAGTAGCTGATGCGTCTGGTTCATTCGAGACTGTGGTTTTCCCTATCATTCGTCGTGTGTTCTCTAAATTATTAGCTAACGACATCGTGTCTGTACAAGCTATGAACTTACCAATCGGTAAATTATTCTATTTCATTCCTAAAATTCAGGAAAGAAATTCAACTGCACACTATAGCCCATACGGTTATCCAAGTGCAATGACTGACCCTGCTACAGGTTATACAGGAAACAATCTTTATGATAGATTCTATGAGTCTGGTGATGGTAACTCACCTTCTACAGGTCTTTTCGACTATTCTAAAGGTCAATATTCAGCTGTAACTTTAAGTGGTACTTCAGTTGCAACTTTCTCTAATGGTGCGGTTTCTAACGTATCTGCGGCATCTTTAACTGGTACATCTCAATCTTCATTGATTGTTAAGTTCACTGGTTTCTCTAAAGATGGTCAAGGTAAGTTAATCGGACCTAACGGTAACGCTATGGATACTGAAGAATTTTTAGCTTCTGCTGAAATTTCTTATTCTGGTGTTTCTCGTAACTTTAACATCGTAACTCAAAAGTACGGTAAAGGTATTGTAGAATATGGTCAAAAAGCTTCTACATCTAACTACCCATCAGGTAATTATAACGATATCTGTGATGAAGAAGGTGTAATCTATGTTTCTGTAGATTTACAATCTTACTCTTCAACTTCAGGTTTCTCTAACGTAACTCTTCCTTCAGGTTTCACTGCAGCTGACGTTACTTTAGCATACCGTGTTTATGACACATTAGAATTCGAAGACCAAATTGGTGAAGTTTCTTTCGATTTACAATCTGTAACAGTTTCTGTAACTGAAAGAAAATTAAGAGCTACATGGTCTCCTGAATTAGCTCAAGACGTTAGTGCATTCCACAACATCGATGCTGAAGCTGAAT